TGTAATGTAAAGACTGATTACAGTTTAATATTTTAATAGCAGAGTATTTGAAAGCATTGATTTTACTGTATTCTATGTATTTTAATTAGTTAAATTAAAATTAAAATGTTGTGTGAGAACATCAAAAATTTAACTTATAATATACACAGAATATACAAAAAAAATACTCCATTGAGGAGACAGGAACTAATTTATTTTGTCTATTTCCTGTCTCATTTTTTGTATATTAGTTAAAGTATATTTATCCGTCATCTGTATATTAGTATGTCCGACAATGCTTGTAATAGCGGCGTTGTTGTCAGTCACTTCTCTCAGAGATGTAATAAATGTGTATCTTGTATCGTGTATCGTATGATCCATTTCCAGTTTTTCAAGAATCTGAGAAAAATATCTTCTGAAACTGGAATAGTTCATATGAGATTTAAAGTTGTGGTTTGGAATAAGATACTCTCCTTCTGTCCGCATATATCTGATAATCAGAGGCTGTATTCTGTGATGTATCGGGACTACTCTTTCCTTTCCTGCATCTGTTTTAGATCCTGATGTCACAGTCCAGTTTTCCAGATCTATTTTTTCTTTTTTCACAGATAACAGCTCATTTACCCTGAAACCGGTATAGATTAGTATCAAAAGAATATCTGTTCCTGGAATGGTTTCAATGTTATCCCATAATTTTTGTTGTTCTTCAGCAGTAAATATACTGTTTTTTCTCTGTTTCTTAAATTTTCTAAGCTTAAGAAACTTCGTATAATCCTTGTCAAGTACGTCAATTTCCATCGCGTACTTGTAAATAAAGCCTGTGAAAGACTTGATTTCACGGACATATAGCGGAGAAAATTCAGTAAATGTGTCAAATAATGTCTGCAGATGCGGAGTTTTAATGTCTATCATTTTCATGTTGTAAAGCGGTACAAGTTTCTTAAAGAATGATTCGTATGCTTTCAGTCTTTTTTCACTTGTTCCAGTATTTTTCTTTACATCGTAAAATCTTTTATAGACATCCTTAAAAGTTAGATTTTTCAGATTAATGTCATAAGGATTCGCATTGTAAAGTGAAAGCTGATATTCTGCCTCTTTCCTTGTAGCATAATATCCGAGGTACTTATATATCTGTTTCCCTTCATCGATATATCCTGCAGTAATCCTTACCGCAAACGGTCTTCTCCTTTTTCCGCTTAATTTTGCTACTGTTCCGTAGCCATTTGGTTTTCTCATAAAAAAAATCACACTCCTTGTATTGTATTTTAAAGGTTTGTGTGATATACTTAATACTGGTTAGAGTATGTCGTGTATATCACACATATTTTCAAGGTCCTGTTGGTCGCAGGGCCTTTTTATTTAGATTTACTGTCTCGAGATTATTTATTTTTATAGATTTACTGTCTCGAGATTTTTAATAGGTGTTAAAGGTTTCAGCCTTGCAACAAGGTCGGATGCATATCTTGTGTTTGGCAACACGTCACTTAATATGATTGTTGCAATTTCTCCTGATTGTGCTGTAAACGACATTACAGCAAAACTTTTAACATCTGTCTTTACTTTACGTTTAGTCGGAGCACTTCCAATGACCGCTCCAGGTAGCCCAAACAAAGCTGCTCCTGTTACTCCTTTTAATGTGCTTGAACGGTAATATTCCTTAATATCCATAGTTACATGACTTTCCGAGCTTACTATTTTATCAAAATTCAGATTGTATTCTCTTCCTGCTCCTGTTATAGTCAGCTTATCAGTTTTCAAAAACACATTCACCTGAATGTTTTCGGGTATATCTAACCCTGTCACATGTACTAACGGAGGGTATCTCTTGACAATCCCCTGTTCCTTATTTTCCTGCATAATTTTCTTCCTCTGCTCCTTTGCAGTCTTTGATGCTTTTACTAGGAATCTTATTAAAAAACATAAGATTAAAAATAAGAAAATAAGAATTAATACCAAAGCTAAAATCATTTTTCACTCACTCCTTTTATAAATATTTTTTTAACTCATTTAACAGATTTATATCAAAATCGGTCAAATCTTCGTCATTTATCTCTTCAGAAAAAATAATTGTTGCATCAAATTCATTTGCTTCTGTCTCCAGCTTATTTACTCCAAAAAGATAATTTTCCTTCATGAACACAGCCTCCTTAAAAGTCTGTTGTGAATGTCCGAGTTCATGCCCGCATACTATCTTTTGCGAAAATCTGGGGATATTACTGTTAATAAAAATAGTTTTTACCCCGTCAATACACGTATATAAGCCGAGCCATGCCTTAAAATCTAAGTAGATTATCTGAATCCCTTCACGCTCGGCAATTTTAAAAGGGTCACTTGTTCCGTGTTCATCCATAAGCTTTTTTGCAAGTTTCTTAAAACTCCTCTTTGCCATAATTTAACCACCTATTTTTTATTTTCTCTCTTTTTAATTAGTAAGTCTACAACCGCTTGTTTAAATAAAGCCATGTCATGTTCTTCATCCACATCGTTGAAAAACAGTTGCTTATTCACTCCTGTAACTCTGTTAAACTCTTCGAGCTCCAGCTCTGTCAGGACAGAAGTGTCAACGAAATAAGGGTTAACGGATTTTTTCTTTTCCTCCCAACCCATGAGGTATTCAGGTGTAGTATTAAGAACTTTTGCAAAATCCTTAACTTTCGAAAGAGGTATATCTGTTTTCTTTTGTTCAATTTTATGTATAGATGTTTTTGATTTATATCCCATTTTTTCGGCCAGTTCTTCCTGACTCATCTTTTTAGATTCTCTCAAATGTTTAATTTTATCATATATATCCATAATTTTTCTCCCGCTTTTATGATACTAGATTATACCCTATTCGACACTAAAAAGCAACTATTTTTTATTTTTTTTGAAAAAATAGTTGACTTTAAACAAACAATGTGTTATTATAATTTCAGACACTTAAAGTGAACGAAAAAGTGAGGTGATTAAAAATGGTAAACGAAAAACTGTTAAGGAGCCTTATAGAAGAAAAAGGGCTCAAGTATAAATTTGTAGCCCAGCAGTTAGGTATAACTCCGCAAGGGCTGGCTTTGAAAATAAGTAATATAAATGAATTCACTGTTCAGGAAGCTTACAAGTTATCTGACATATTAGGATTAGGAAATGGCAGTCTAAACTCTGAAATTTTTTTGCCTAATATAGACACTTAAAGTGAACAAATAAAACGTGAAAGGATCTTGGAAATATGAAAACTCTAACCGTAAAAGAATGTTCCAAATACATTGACAAATCTGAATCTGCTGTAAGAATCGGACTCCAACGAGGCGGATATAAATTTGGAACAGCAATTCAGACTGTACCGGCTACCCCCTCAAGACCAAGAGGTGGCTGGGACTACCACATACCTGCAAAGGCAGTGGAGCATTATATGAAATATGGGAACTTTCCCGTGATAATAGTGAACGGGGATGACGTGACGAGATTGGTATACTCGCTGGCAAATAACATTGCGGCGGATATGATTAAAAAAGGAGGAATGGAAAATGACAATGAAAACTAAAAAAGCATTTGTGTGGTATGGAATTTTTATGACAGCGTCAATCCTGAATCAGACGAAATCATTCAAAGAGGATTTTGTTGTAGCAGGGGTTGTCTACTGCCTTTGGGCTGTTCTGTTAATAATCACTTTCATGCACTTCAAAGAGTCAAAATGGGATTGAAAGGAGGAAGCAGAATATGCAGAACACTTTGAAAGACCTTAACAACCACCTCTTTGCACAGCTGGAAAGACTGGGTGACGAGGAAATGACACAGGAAAAGCTTAACGTGGAAGTGGCAAGGTCAGAAGCGGTTGTTAAGATTGCATCAACAATAATCGACAACGCCAACACTGTCCTGAGGGCAGTAAAGCTTAAAGAAGAAGGATTGAATGCAGATTTACAGCTCCCAAAGATGCTGGAGGGGTAGAAATTGGTTAAAAAAGTAAAACGTTATACTAAAGAAGAACTCGATTATATCAGAAAAATAACTCCCGGAAGGCATTATCACGAAATCGTGGATATGTTTAATAAAAAGTTTGAGCGTCAGATAGATTCAAAAAAACTCAAATCTACATTAAGGAACCATGGGATTTCAACTGGGTTAACAGGTCGATTTGAAAAGGGGATTACCCCGCACAACAAAGGGAAAAAGTATCCCGGAACAGGTAACAGAACAACATTCAGAAAAGGGGCTACCCCTCACAATAAAATGAAAGTCGGTGAGGATGCGATAACCACTGACGGATACGTTAAAACAAAAATAGCGGAGCCTGACGTGTGGGAATACAAGCATAAGCTTATTTGGACAGAGGTTCACGGGCCTATCCCGGAAAAACACTCCATCATATTTGCTGATGGGAACAGGATGAACCTTGACATCGACAACCTGCTACTCGTATCAAAAGCGGAACTGCTGATGCTGAACAGAAGAAAACTGATTTCCGAGGATTCGGAACTCACAAAAACAGGATTAAATGTAGTCAAAGTAATGAATAAAGTCTACAAAATTAAGAAAGGAGGTGGGTAAAAATGCCCGAAATCGAAGGAATTTATTACGAAACAGAAGAGGATTACTATATGATTCTCGATGAACTTTACAAAGACGGAAAGGAGGTGATTTAAATGAGTTTCAGAATGAACGCTATCGTACTCAGAGTTGTGGAAAACAGGCTAGGAGTTGGAGAAATCAAGGAAATTGAAGGAGGTGTTGACGGAGAAATCAGGAAAATAAAAGTTACTAAAATTTATGATGTGTGGCTGGCATCCGACGGAACCCTGCTGATTGCCGAAATAAATTTTAAAGATGTAATAGAAAAAAAGCCGATACCGGCGGATATCGACTAAAAGTATAACAACAATAAAAGTATAGCACTAACGAAAGGAAAAATCAATATGAAATTAAAGATAATGAAAAAGGAACTCCTAGGTGCAGTCGAAATAGCTGAGAATTTCATAAGCACCGAGAGGGCATGCATGGAACATCTTAAGCTTGTCCATATCAGAACAGACGGAAATGATAGAATTGAAATCTTCACTTCTGACTCTGAGACATGTGCGAAAGTTAGAATTAACGGGCATGTGGAAGAAGAAGGAAAGGTGGCCATACCTTGTAAGATGTTCAAGACTGCATTAAAACAGGCTCCTGATACGGAAATAATGATTAAAGCTTACGATTACAAAATAAAAATCATGACAAAAAATTACACGTCTGAAATACCTTTAAATGAGTACAATCCGGGATTTAAAGAGGATTCTGCGGAAACATTAAATTTTAAAATAAAAAGAATGGAATTTAAAGAAGCTCTGGAAAAAGTGGAGTTCTCGGTATCGGGCGACCCCGAGAACTTCGCGGTAAACTGTGTGAGATTGGAAACGGAAGATAATAAACTGACAGCTGTAGGAACTGATACTTACAGACTGGCCATGTGCGAAACAGAAATAACGGAACCTCAGGGGCAATTATCTGCCAGTATCCCCCTGAAGGCAGTGAAAGGGCTAATCAAAGCTCTGAAGTCAAAAATACAGGGGATTGAAGAAACAGTATTGGTAATGACGGATATCAGTGGAAAGATTAATTTCAGACTTGGAAGCGTCAACATACGGACAGAACCGGTTAAGCTTTCGTTTCCTGATTATAAAACGATAATCAAGGGACTAAAAAACGATAAAAAAGTAATGCTTAATACTAAAGTTTTCCTTGCAACACTTAAAAAAGCTATTCTCGTTGCAAAGAATAATAAGGATGCAAAAAACGGAGGTGTATTTGATTTCAGTGAAGGCAGTCTGACAGTAAAAGCATCAAGCGAGTTTACAGAGTTCAAGGAAAAAATAGATACGGTGCAGACAGAGGAAGACTTAAAAATCTCACTGAACTTAAAATTTTTGGTGGATTATTTATGTAAGTCTAAGGACGGCCTGACCGTCATGGAAATGTCAAACGAAAGAAATGCGGTGCTTGTAAGAGGCGGAACCGACAGTAAGTGGGTATATCTGCTGATGCCACTTGCATTAAGAGAATAGGAGGGAATAGCAGATGGAAAAGCTCAGATTACCAAAGAAATACACGCCCGAGAAAAGCTACTCAACTCCGATAAGAATACGGAAATCCACTCAGAATTTACTTGATACAGTAGTGGAAGAGACGGGCTGGAATAAAATTGATGTAGTGGAAAAGATGATAGAATTCGCATTCGACAATATCCAATGGGTGACATCAGATGAATATAATAAGAATAAAGGAGACGTGGAATAATGGAAGTAAAAATAATTTTTGAAATTGAAGAAGGAAGTAAGCCGATAATCGAAAAACTTTCGAAAGCATTAATGGTTTTAGGAAATACCGCAACTATCTCAAGTCCAGCGGGAAGTATAATCGGAAAAGTTGAAAAATTTGTACAGCAAGTACCCGCAGAAGAAGAATACGAAGAACAAGAAAAAGGGGACTGGCAGACAAACGATGTAAAAGAGGAATCTGAAAAAACAGAAGAAGTACCCGATGTTGAAAAAGAACAGGAAGAACCTAAAAAGAAAAAAGCAAAATCAGAAACTAAGAAAACAGACCCTGTTCCGACTGTAAAAGTCGAATATACGAGGGGAGATTTAGCGAGAGTGGGAAGGGAATTAGCAAATCAAGGGAAAAGGGATGAAGTCCTGAAAGCCTTCACAAAATTTCATGCCGTGTCTCTTGCAGATATCCAGCCTGAGGATTTTAATGCCTTGGCACAGATTTACATAGACCTTGGAGGGAAATTTTAATGGAAAAACATGCAGACAGGAATCACGCCCTGCTATCAGCAAGCGGGGCATATAGATGGCTAAAATGCCCAGGTTCGGCAAGACTGGAAGATAAATTCGAGGACGAGCCCAGCATATATGCAGCAGAAGGCACATTGGCTCATGAAATAGCGGAACTGAAAATCATAAAACATTTTACCGCAGATTTAAGACCTAGCGAATTTAAAAAACGGATGAACGAGCTGAAAAAGAACGAACTGTATAGTGCAGAAATGGACAGGTACACAAACGAATACAGGGACTACATAAACGACATTTATCTAAGTTTTGAATCAAAACCGTTTTTTCTGGCCGAGCAGAGAGTAGATTTTTCATCCTATGTTCCTGAAGGATTCGGAACTGTGGACTGCACACTGGTCGGAGATAAGGTCATACATATATTTGACCTGAAATATGGAAAAGGGGTTCCGGTTACGGCAGAAAACAATCCACAGGGAATGTTATATGCCCTGGGAACGTATTTGGAACAATCTGCAATAGATGAGATTGAAAAAGTAGTAATACATATAATACAGCCGAGAATAAAAAATACATCAAGTTTTGAAATATCGTCAGAAGAACTGCTTGAATGGGCTGAATCAATAAAAGATGTAGCCCAGAAAGCCTATGAAGGCTCAAATGAATTTCATGTCGGAGAACACTGCGGATTCTGCAAGGTAAACGGTAATTGCAGAAAACAGGCTGAAAAATATATGAATATAGAAGTAATAGATCCCGCACTTCTTACTGATGAGGAAATAGGAGAAGGTCTGGCAAAAGTAAAGGAATTATCAAAGTGGGCTAAAAAATTTGAAGATTATGCCCTGGTAAGAGCCCAGAATGGCGGAAATGTAAAGGGATGGAAATTAGTGGCCGGCAGAGGTGGAAACAGGACATTTACCGACAAAGCTGTAGCCGCACAGTTGCTGGAAGAAGTAGGACTGGACAGAGAAGAGATATTTAAAACTGAACTGATTTCGGTAACTGCGGCAGAAAAACTGCTGGGAGAAGAAACTTTATATAAAATTGCAGGAAATTATATACTGAAACCCGAAGGAAAACCTACACTTGCAACGTTGGATGATAAAAGACCTGCCTTGGAGTTAAGAACTCCTGCGGAGGTATTTAAGGATAACATAGAATAAAAAAAGAGAGGATGATAAAAATATGGCAACTAATAATGAAAGAATTGAAGTAACTACAAGAAAGGTGAGACTTAATTTCCCGCATCTGTTTGAACCTCATTCGTTCGACGATAAACAAGATCCAAAATACAGTGCGGTGATAATGTTACCTAAAACGGACACAGGAACTAAAAAACTAATAGAAGAAGCTATCGAGAAAGCAATTGAAAAAGGTGTACAGGAAAAATGGGGAGGAAAAAGACCTAAAAATATAGATATGGCATTTACAGATTATGATGCCCAGGGACTGGAACCAGATGACGAGGGATATTATGAACCGTATAAAGGGCATTATATTTTCAACGCCAAATCCAATGCCCAGTGGCCACCTGTCGTAGTAAGCCTTAACCCGAATATCCCTATAACAGACCAATCTGAAATATATTCAGGGGTATATGCAAGAGTGAACCTGTCGTTCTTTCCTTATTCATATGGTAAGAAAACGGGAGTAGGAATAGCACTCAACATGGTTCAAAAATTAGCTGATGGAGAGCCTTTATCAGGACGAAGAGATGCATCAGATGTGTTTGGCAATGTTGAAATCGACCCTATAACAGGGGAACCTATTTTGGATTAAAAAATCTCAAGATAAGGGGGGGAGTTCTCCCTCCCTAAAGTTTTAAGTGGAGGAAAATATATGGAACATCTGTCGATAGATATAGAGACGTACAGTGACATAGACATTATAAAATGCGGGGTATACAGATATGTAGAATCAGAAAATTTTGAAATACTTCTTTTTGCATACAGTATGAACGGTGAAGAAGTTAAAATAATAGACCTGGCATCCGGAGAAAAGATACCTGACGAAATAATAAACCTTATGCAGAGTCCGGGCTGTGTTAAGCATGCATATAACGCCGCATTTGAATATATATGCCTCTCAAAGTTCTATGACCTCGATATAAGGCAATGGCAATGCACAATGGTGCACGGGTTATACTGCGGCTACACTGCAGGGTTAGGTATTACCGCAAAGGTTCTCGGACTTCCTCAGGATAAACAGAAAGACCAGAAAGGTAAAAATCTTATAAGATACTTCTGTGTCCCATGTAAGCCAACTAAAACAAATGGTGGGAGAACAAGGAACTACTGCTACCATGACAGTGAAAAATGGAATGAATTTAAGAATTACTGCATTCAGGATGTTGTCACGGAAATGGAAATTGAAAACAGGCTGGCCGACTTCTCTGTTCCTGAAAGCGAATGGGAAAACTGGTATCTTGATCAGGAAATAAATTCATTCGGAATCAGGATAGATTCAGAACTTCTTGAAGGTGCTCTTGAAGTGGATGCCGTATCACACGGACATCTGTCAAGACAGGCAGAAATAATAACAGGACTTAGCAACCCTAACTCTGTGGCACAGTTGCTACCTTGGATAAATGACAGGGTAGAAAATCCGATGGAAAATCTTCAGAAAGCTTATGTAACTGATTATTTAAAAAGCAAGGAGATAAATGGCGAAGTAAGAAGTGTATTGGAAAACAGACTTGAAGCATCGAAGACAAGTGTGAAAAAATACGCGGCCATGCAGAACCTCCTAGGAAAAGATGAGAGGGTGAGAGGGCTGATACAATTCTACGGGGCAAATAGGACAGGAAGATATGCAGGCCGTTTTGTGCAGGTGCAGAATCTTCCGAGAAACTACATGGATACCCTGGATCTTGCAAGGGAAATGGTTAAACACAAGGAATATGGAAATCTCAAAATGACTTACGGGAATGTCCCTGATGTATTATCACAGCTCATTCGTACTGCATTCGTTCCAAGTAAGGGAAATAAGTTTATAGTTGCTGATTTTTCAGCCATAGAAGCAAGAGTGATTGCATGGCTTGCGGGGGAACAGTGGAGACTTGATGTATTTGAAGGGCATGGGAAAATATACGAGGCATCGGCGTCCATGATGTTCGGAGTGCCAATCGAAAAAATAACTAAGGGAAATCCTGAATATGCGTTAAGGCAGAAAGGAAAAGTTGCAGAACTTGCACTGGGTTATCAAGGCGGTCCAGGGGCTCTTATGGCAATGGGTGCTCTGAATATGGGACTTACCGAAGAGGAACTGCCGGGAATAGTGGAAGCATGGAGAAATGCCAACCCTAACATTGTGAATCTGTGGAAAAATATCCAAGATTGTGCAATTAAAGCAGTTAAGACCGGAGGAACTTACTCCTATAACGGAATAAAATTTTCAAGAGAAATGGTAAAAAGAAAACTGGATTTCCTCACAATAACACTGCCAAGCGGAAGAAAATTATTCTATGTGAATCCACTGAGGACAAACAACAGCTGGGGTTCAGAGATAATAGAATATAATGGGCTCGACCAGATAGCCAAGAGATGGACTGCTCTAAAGACATACGGCGGAAAATTGACGGAGAACATAGTGCAGGCGGTGGCGAGGGATTGCCTGGCAGAGAGCATAAAGCGGATAAAATCGGCAGGATTTGACATTGTGATGCACATACATGATGAGATAGTCGTCGATGCACCAAAGAATGTAACAGTGGAAGAAATATGCGACATAATGAACAGAAATATAGAATGGGCTCCAGGGCTTACTTTGAGAGCCGATGGATTTGAATCAGAGTATTATAAAAAGGACTAGGAGGTGAAAATGTGAAAAATGACAAGCTTATAAAAATAAGTACAGCAAATTCAAGGACGGATAAGAAATGGAAACGAGAAGAGATTTACTGGAGCGATTTCGTTAAAAGACTGGAATCACCTCATAGAAGTCCTGAGAAACTGGATGAATATATGAGCTACGCAAAATCAAAACAGGATAGTTTAAAAGATGTCGGCGGATATGTTGGGGGTCTGCTGAAAGATAACTTAAGAAGAGCAGGAAATGTAATTTCAAGGGATCTCGTAACCCTTGACCTGGACAATATAAAGCCCGGAGGAACAGCTGACGTCTTGAGAACCTTGAAAGCTCTGAACTGTGCTTATGCAGTGCATAATACAAGGAAACACACCGAATACCGTCCGAGACTGCGTGTAATATTTCCTACTGGAAGAACATTGAACGCCGAGGAATACGAACCTGTAGCAAGAAAACTGGGGGAAATGATAGGTCTTGAAATGTGCGATAAAACTACATTCCAGGCGGAAAGGCTGATGTTCAACCCTAGCATTTCATCAGATGTTGTATATATCTTTGACTATTCCGACAGTCCGTTTTTAGATGTTGACGGCATTCTCGGAATGTACGATGACTGGAAAAATATCCAGGAATGGCCAGGAATGAACGAACAGAAAATAAAACTCCCTAAAAAACAGGAAGATCCGACTGAAAAAGGCGGAGTAGTAGGAGCCTTCTGCAGGGAATATGACATAATAAAAGCAATAGACGAATATCTGCCAGGAGCTTACGAATTTACTGATACCGAAGACAGGCTTACATATCTGGGTGGGAGCACATATGGCGGAGCTATATTATACGAAAATGGTAAATTCCTATATTCCCACCATGCAACCGACCCTGCCGGAGGTAAGTTATGCAATGCTTTCGATTTAGTCCGGATTCACTCTTTTTCTGAACTGGATGACGATGTGAAACCGAATACTCCAGCTAACAGATACCCAAGTTTTATGGCTATGTCAAAGCTTGCACTTGAAAACAGCAAAATAAGAATTGAAGTACAGAAGGAACGTATAGGGAATGCGGAAGCCATATTTAAAAATGATACGTCCGGAGAAGAAATTGACGACGACTGGATGGCACTGCTTGACACAGATACTAATGGTAAAATTATCAATAATTCAAAAAATATACTAGTAATCCTTGAAAATGAGCCTGAACTCAAAGGAAAAATGGCGTATGATGTATTTTCAAACAGGGCATTCGCACAAGGAAAGCTGCCTTGGTCGGACAACAATAATGTAAGGGAATGGGAAGACGGGGACGATGCAAGGCTGAGAGTAAGGCTTGACGTAAAATACGGTATACAGGGCAAGACAAAGATAGATGACGCACTAACTGAAGTGTTCCTGAAGAACAGCTATAATGAACCGAAAGAATTTCTGGATGGGCTGATATGGGACGGCGTGAAAAGGCTTGATACCCTGCTTATAGATTATCTAGGATCCGAAGACAGCATATATACGAGGGAAGTAATCAGGAAGTCACTTATTGCATGCTGTGCAAGGGCTATAAAAAATGAGCCCGTAAAATTTGACGAAATGATAATCCTGAACGGACCGCAAGGAATAGGTAAAAGTACTTTTTTAAGTAAAATCGGCATGAAATGGTTTTCCGACAGCTTGAAAACTTTTGAGGGGAAAGATGCAGCTGAAGTAATTCAGGGCACATGGGTCAACGAAATCGGGGAACTCGATTCGTTTAATAAGAGTGAAGTTACAACAATAAAACATTTTTTGTCCAAAATGACCGACATATACAGGGAAGCATATGGCCGAAGGACGAAAAAATTCCCAAGAAGAGCCATATTTTTCGGCACATCCAATAACACCGAATTTTTAAAGGATACTACGGGGAACAGGAGATTCTGGCCGGTCGATGTGGGAATTCAGGAGAGAAAAAAGAGCATATTTGGAGACCTTGATGGCGAAATAGAGCAGATTTGGGCAGAGGCAAGGGATGCTTTTGACAAAAATGAGAGCCTTCTACTGAGCGAAGAGGCACAAGTAATAGCAAAAGAGGAACAGGAAAGCCACCGTATGAGGGATCACAGGGAAGGAATGATTCAGGAATTCATAGAAAAGGAAATCCCTGACTGTTGGGAATCCTTGACCGAAGATGAAAAGAAAGGTTTTTATAAAGGAAATCTTAAAGGAGATTTTAATCTTATCGTAAGAAATAGGGTATGTATTCCCGAAATATGGGAATTTTGCTTAGAATCTGATTTGAGAAATCTAAAAAAATCTGATGCGATAGCACTAAACAAAATCCTGGAGATGCAGAAGGGGTGGGATAGAATGAAAACACCTTCAAGATTCGGTAAATACGGAATGCAAAGGGGTTTTAAGCGTAAAGAACGATAGTTATTTATTGAAATGCTGTACACCTGATTTTTCGCGGGTTTCTTCCCTAAATTTGTCAAAAATTTTGAAATTTTGAGTTTGTTGACAGAGTTTGTAGACATTTTCGAGAATCCTGTCTACATTCTCAAAAGTTTGTTGACAGAGTTTGTAGACAGAAAAAGTCAGTATTTACAGTACTTTCAGAAATTTGTCTACATTCTCAAAAAAAGTTTGTTGACATCTCAAAGTCAATATTTATAGTACTTATATATCATTTGTCTACAAACTATTATAAAATTAACATAAAAAATATAAATTAGAGAGATTAGAGGGAATTAGGGAGACATATATATGCCTAATTCTCCCTAAACTGCCTAATCCCAAAAATCTTATATTCATATAAGGAGTTTGTAGACATGTAAAAAATAGCTGTAAGGTTTGTAAATATTGGTTTACGTCTATTTTATAAGGAATAACAAAGTTAAAAGTTTGTAGACAAAACACATTCAAAACCTTTAAAATCAAGGGTTGAAAGGAAAATTAAAATGAGAGAAAAAGATATTGAAAATTACTTAAAAGAAAGTGTAAAAAAAATAGGAGGAAGGACTTATAAATTTACAAGTCCGGGAAATGCAGGAGTACCCGACAGGATATGCGTAATACCGGGAGGATTTATATTTTTTGTGGAGCTTAAGGCACCAGGAAAAATAACAAGGCCTTTGCAGGATAGGCAGATTGCGAAACTTAGAAATTTAGGCTGTGTGGTATATGTGGCAGATTCAAATGAACAGATAGACAGGATAATGGAGGATTACGATGCTTTACAGACCTCATGATTATCAAAAATACTGCATAGAAAAAATAATTGAAATAAAAAAAGTTGCACTTATGCTTGACATGGGACTTGGAAAAACGTCAATAACGCTGACAGCATTAGACGACCTGCTTTATAACAGATTTGAATCGGGCAAGGTGCTTGTCATAGCACCTAAAAAGGTTGCAGAGTCATCGTGGCATACGGAGGCGGAAAAATGGGATCACCTGAAGAATCTGAAATTCTCAAAAGTCATGGGGACAAAAACTCAGAGACTTAAGGCACTCTATACCGATGCGGATATATACATTACCAACAGGGATAATGTTGTATGGCTGGTGGATTACTACAAACACGACTGGCCATTTGATACTGTTGTTCTGGACGAATCTTCGAGTTTTAAGAATCACCAGTCGAAGAGATTTAAAGCCCTGAAGGCAATAAGTTCAAAAATAGAAAGAATGATACAGCTTACAGGAACTCCTTCGCCAAATGGTCTTATCGACCTGTGGGCACAACTTTATCTGCTTGACGGAGGAGAAAGGTTGGGAAAAACAGTGACATCATACAGGGAAAGATATTTTAATCCTGATCAGAGAAACCAGCATCAGATTTTTTCATGGAAGGCAAAGCAGGGGTCAAATGAATCAATAAAGGAAAAAATATCGGACATATGCATCTCTATGAAAGCGGAAGACTATCTCCAGCTTCCTGATATCACTTACAATACGATTAGGGTGGAACTGGACAGCAGGGCAAGAGGATCATATGAGGAAATGGAAAAAGAACTTGTACTTGAACTTGAAAACGGAGAAGAAATAGATGTCGTAAATGCCGCCGCATTATCTAATAAACTGCTTCAGCTTAGCAACGGGGCCGTGTATGACGAAAATGCTAAAATTCATGAAATACATAAATGCAAGATTGAAAGTTTTATGGAGCTGGTGGAATCACTTGAAGGGAAAAATCTGCTTGTATTCTATGCATTCAAACACGACCTTTCAAGAATAAAGGAAGCTTTAGCTAAAAGTGGAAAGAAAATCAGAGTTCTTTCAAATGATGATGACATCAGGGACTGGAACAGCGGAAAAATCGATATCCTGCTTGCACATCCCGCAAGTGCGGCATACGGATTAAACCTTCAGGACGGAGGGAACCACGTAATATGGTTTGGACTTAACTGGAGCCTTGAACTGTACCAGCAGGCTAATAAGAGACTCCACAGGCAGGGACAGAAGGAAAAGGTAATAATCCATCACCTTGTCTGCAGTAACACACGTGACGAGGACGTCATGAAGGCACTGCAAAGCAAGGGAGACATTCAGGAGGAATTACTGCAGAGCCTGAAGGCAAGAATAGAAAAATACAGGGAAGTGAAAAGATAATGGCTAGAAAACTAAAGACGAAAAAACTAGATAGGAAGGAAGTTAAAAAAGAAATACTGGAGAACGGGGAAGTACATATGTTCCTGTTCTCGGTGTACAAAGCTTCGGGATACTTGCTGGACAGGTTCAGGCTTTTCAATCAGCTTGGACTTAACAGATACTGTCCGGAACCAAACAGGGAGCTTGACATGAAGAAAGTTAAAATTAAAAGCATGGGCAACTATCCGATGCTTGAAAATTATGAAGGGCTTAAAAGTCTGATAGAGCAGACAGTCAGGATGACATTTCTTTTCCATAGCCCAGAAATGAAGAAAAAATACAATTTTGATAAGAAAATCTACCGTGACAGGGGAATGCACGCACTGTACGACGGACTCAGGGAGTTATTTGACAAGCACTACAGCGAGAAATGGAAGGACGACCTTCCGTGTGAAGACCCTGAAGTTGCTGAGGCCCTCACAACTTTGAAAGATATTGTGGTTAACTTTAAGGTTGTACAGATGTTCACGGATAAAGATCTGGAAATAGATTCGAGGTTAAGAAAATATTCAAGGACTTTGATAACTAAGTTCAACAAGCATTTCCTGCCGTACACGGCGGAAATAATTGAGAGCGGAAGTTAGAAAATGAGAAGAGTTTATAAAAGCTGGACAACGGGGGAGATAGAAGACCTGAGGTATCTCAGAACCGTTGAAAGGCTTAGAATCAGGGAAATAGCAGAAATCCTTGAAAGGAGCGAAAGAACTATAGAAGAGGCCACCCACCGTTACGGAATCAGGATAGAGGAGCCTTGGAAAGAAGAAGAACTGGAACTACTGAAAAAGCTTGTTTTTGGCACCGGTAACAAAAAAAAGAAATTGCAAGGAGACTGGGCAGAACGGAAAATGCAGTAAGAAGCAAAATGATAGAAATGTTCGGGAGTTCAGGACTGACAAAACTCAGGAATGAAAGCTTTTTGAACAGGGCGGAAGCAAGATTTACCGAGGAGGAAATAAAGTTCCTGCAGGATTTTTATTATATAAAAGGTGCGAAGGCCTGTGCCAGTGCACTTAAGAGGACAAAATACTCAGTCACGCTGAAAGCAGGAAGACTGATGAGGCAGGGATATGAATTTAAAAAACTGGAGGAGGAAAACGCGTTGAGTAAAACAGACGAAAACATTAAAAGCCCCAAACATTATAAACTTGAAGGACTTAACATAGAAAGCATTGACGTGATTAAGGCCACCCTTGGAAAAGAAGGCTTCAAGTCATTCTGCAAGGGCAACATCATGAAATATTTAATCCGGGCGGAAAAGAAAAATGGACTGGAAGACTATAAAAAGGCACAGACTTACTTAACTTGGTACTTAAAAGAATGTGAGGAGGAAAAAAAATGAAAATAGTGCTAATAAATTTACTGAAGAAAAAGATAAACATCTGTACTAAGTCAAAAAAGAAATATGAACTAAGAGACCCAAGCTATCATATATTGAGCGGGAAAATAGAAGCATATAACGAAATATTAGAATTATTGATGGAGGATAAATAAGAATGGAAGCACTGAAAGAATTTGATATTGAAGAATTGCTTAAAAGACAGGCGATGCTGGATAAGAAATTTGATGAAAAGGAAACAGCTAGAAAAAGAACTGCAAAAAGAATAAAAGTGGCATATCTTGCAGAAGTAGGCGAGCTGATACAGGAATTAAAAAATGACTGGAATTATTGGAAAAACAGTACAAAGAAAATTAATAAGCAGAGAGTACTTGAAGAATTGTCGGACTGTTTACATTTTTTATTAAGTTATTTAAATTTAGTAGAAAAATACTGTATCGATAAAATCGATTATGAAATCAGGGACATTGAACATGCATTAATCTTTCTCAGTGAAATTGAATGGTTTTTCAACTCTCGGATATACGCTGTTATGGAGTATATTTTTAATTACGTAGGAGCAACGGAAGAAGAGTTTCTGAAGGTGCATCATGAAAAATGGCTTAAGAACATGAACGAAAGGACAAAGGGGGAATACTAATGGCAACGGCAAGAGCGATAGCGGAGGAAGTGGCGAAGATTCTGAAGGAGGACAAGGAATTTAAAATTCAGAAAAATCTGACTCCATTCCAGCGGACAGAAAAATTATTATATGAATTAAAATATCTAAAAGGAGCCATAGAGGTTAAACGTGAAAGGCTCTCAGGCTTGCATAATACCCCCGTACTGCTTTCGAAAAAGGAAACAGGTGTAAATGTTCAGGTGACTAAAAAGCATCTATCAGATATCGAAAAAATCGAAAATATGATAGAGAACTGTGAAAATGAAATAAAACGGCTTGAGCATGTCGTGAGTATGACAGAAAGGGCACTAAAAAATATTGAGGACGATAAATATTATAAAATCATTGAATTAAAATATTTTGAAGAAATGACGCTTGAATATGCGGCAGGAAAATTTAATGTTGATATTACGACGATAAAACGTAACAAAAATAGACTTATCAACAGGTTGAGGACATTAATTTTTTCAGATAATGTGATTCAGGATATAATGAATTATTAAAAAAATTTAATGAAAATGCCCCTTTCATGCCCTTGTATATAAATTTCTATGTGTTATAATAGGTTAGAATGGAAATTTAAGGTTTTAGGAAATCCGAGATATTTTTTGCTGAGGCGGGATTCATGAGCCATACGCCTGGCTAACAGAAGACAGTGTAAAAGCTGTCTTTTTTAATTTTTGAGAAATGAGGTGAAACAAATATGAAATTGACAGAAAAGCAGAAACGCTTTGCAGACCATTACATCGAAACGGGAAATGCGTCGGAGTCTGCGAGAAGAGCAGGATACAAAGGGAAAAATTTGAACAACATTGCAAGTGAAAACTTGGCAAAAGTAGGCATAAAAGAATACATCGACGGGAAACTGAAGGCACTGGAGAGCGAAAGAACTGCATCTGCCAAGGAAGTACTTGAAATGTTGACTTCGTCGATGCGGGGAGAAATTAAAGAAGAAGTCGTCGTGGTTGAAGGCACTGGGGACGGATGCAGCGATGCAAGGATAATAGAAAAGCAGATAGGACTTAAGGACAGAATAAAGGCGGCCGAACTTCTTGGAAAACGGTACAGGCTATTTACTGACAAGGTCGAGGTCGAGGGAGTACTGCCTGTCATGATAGTGGGTGAGGACGATCTTGAAGAGTAAGAAGATCAGACTGCCTGAAATTGTCGGAAAAGGCTATAAGGATTTTTGGAATTTTAAAGGCAGATACAAGGTTGTCAAGGGTTCAAGGGCAAGTAAGAAAAGCAAGACCATAGCACTTTGGATAATCTACAGCATGATGAAATACAGGGGGGCAAATACCCTTGTCGTGCGTAAGGTGTACAGGACGCTTAAGGATAGCTGTTATTCGGATTTAAGATGGGCAATAAACAGGCTGGGCGTACTTGAGTACTGGGAGTTTAAAGAAAGCCCACTTGAGATAACATATAAACCCACAGGACAAAAGATTTTATTCAGAGGATTTGACGATCCTCTTAAAATAACTTCAATATCAGTATCAGAGGGAGTTTTGTGCTGGTGCTGGTGTGAAGAGGCATATGAAATAAACAGGGAGCAGGATTTCAATATGCTGGATGAAAGTATCAGGGGAATTGTTGAACCACCTCTGTTTAAGCAGTTCATAATATCATTCAACCCCTGGAACGAACGGCACTGGCTTAAGAAGAGATTTTTTGACGTCGAAGATGAAAACATAATGGCTAAAACGACAAACTATATGTGCAATGAATGGCTTGACGAAAGTGATAAAAAGCTGTTCGAGGACATGAAGAAAAACAACCCGAGACGTTATCAGGTTGCAGGCTTAGGGAATTGGGGGATAGTCGAGGGGCTGGTATACGAGAACTGGGAAGAAAAGGAATTTGATTATACAGAAGTGGCAAAAATGAATGGAGTCAAATCAGCATTCGGACTTGACTTCGGCTATACCAACGACCCTACCGCATTGTTCTGTGGACTGATAGACGTGGCAAACAGAACCATATACGTTTTTGATGAAATTTATCAGAACGCCATGAAGAACAGGGAAATAGCGGAGGAAATAATCCGCAAGGGGTATGGAAAGGAAAAAATAACCGCCGACAGTCAGGAGCCGAAGTCAATAGACGAGCTTTATGACTTAGGACTTAAGGGAATAAGAAATTCAAGGAAAGGTAAGGACAGCATTAATAATGGGATCCAGTACATTCAGGATTATAAAATCATAATACACCCAAGATGCGTTAATTTCATTACCGAGATATCCAATTACATGTGGGACAAAGATAAGTTTGACAATGCGGTCAACAAACCTGTGGACGATTTTAACCACTTGATGGACGCCATGAGATACGCACTGGAAGATTATACGAAAGGCCCTACATTTTCTTTTGATTAAGGAGCTGAAATGTTTGAATTTATAAAAAGATTTTTTAGGAGAAAAGATAAAATGGAAAAGGAAAATATAAGCTTATCGGAAGTCGAGAGTATCATAATGTGGCACTTTTCAAGCGACGGATACAGAATGATGCTTGACGGCAACAGATATTATGCGGGAGAACATGACATATTGAAAAGGAACAGAACAGCAATAGGTGATGACGGAAAACTGATAACGGTTAACAATCTGCCGAATAATAAGATTGTTAATAATCAGTATAAAAAACTGGTAAAGCAGAAGGTGAACTATATAGCATCCAAGACGCCCAGTATAAGTACTGACAATGAGAAATACAACGAGCTGCTAAATGATTTATTCGATAAAGGATTCCTCAAAACGATTAAAAGGATAGCCACTGATGTATATAATAACGGCATCGGCTGGCTATTTTTATATGTCGACGAGGAAGGAAATTTGAAATTTAAGAGGATTAATTCGGTCGAAGTTATCCCTGTGTGGACTGACAACGATCACACAGAACTTAAATATGCAATCAGAAAATATGCCAACCAGGTATACAGGAACGGAAGATATGAAAAGGAAACGCATATAGAGTTATACAAGGACTCAGGAGTTGAATATTACATACTAAACGATAATAAGCTTAACCTGGTTGAAAAAAAAGCATACCTGACAGTTGACGATACACCATATAACTGGCAAAGAATACCCCTTATAAGTTTCAGGGCTGATGAACTGGAGCAGCCTCTGCTTAACAGGGTGAAGTCACTACAGGACGGACTTAACATGCTTATGAGTGATTTTATGAATAACATGCAGGAGGACAGCAGGAATACAATACTCGTTATAAAAAACTATGACGGAGAGAATTTAGGTGAGTTCAGAAGGAATCTGGCAACATACGGAGCAGTAAAGGTCAGGGAAGAAGGAGAAGTGTCAAGCTTGCAGGTTGAAGTGAATGCAGGAAACTATGATGCGATAGTTAAACTTTTGAAACAGACAATAATTGAAAATGGGGCGGGGTTTGACAGCAAGGCAGACACTCTTGGAAATAATCCAAATCAACTTAATATCCGTTCTATGTATTCTGAAATTGATTTGGAGGCGAACGACTTTGAAACTGAATTTCAGGCAAGTTTTGAAGAACTGCTATGGTTTGTCGCAAACCACTTAAAGAATACCGGACAGGGTGATTTCTTAGGCGAGAAAGTTGAAGTTGTACTGAATAGGGATATTTTGGTTAACGAAAGTCAGGCAATATCGGACATCAAAAATTCGGTTGGAATAATATCCGAGGAAACAATACTTGCCCAGCATCCATGGGTAACAGATGTACAGGCAGAGCAGGAAAAACTTAAAAAAGAACGTAGTGAGAAAATAGAAGACTATGGAGGATTTGGAGAGCATAAACACAACTACCCCTGGACAGGGGAAGAGGCTTAAAGCCTCTATTTTTTCCCTAACTATAGTCCGTGATATTCGTTGTATAAAGCCCGACCTTTTGGGGTTATATCAAACCAAGTAGAATTAAAAGTTGATTTACTTGGGTTAACTTTCAGTAAGTTAAGCTTTACAAGTTCTTGAGATATTTCAAGATCAATTGGTCCTAATTGATGTATTAGAAGATATGAATTCTGACCATATTTAAAATTAGTACTATAAAAATACACCATTATTTCTTTTTCAGTATACATAGTCAAACACCTACACTTTCCATCGGGGAATCCGATTATAAAAGTATACCTTAGAATTTAAGAAAGGCAAGATATGAGTAAAAATAACTATTGGCAGGACAGATTTATCGAGGAAGAGGAAAGGCTCAACAAAATAGCAGGAGACGAATTCCGGAGACAGCAGCTTGAATACGAGAGGGCTATCGCTAGAATGAACAAAGATATTGAAGTATGGTACAACAGAATAGCTAAAAACAACGACGTATCACTGGCCGAGGCTAAAAAGTTGCTGAATGACAAAGAACTCAAAGAATTTAAATGGACGCTTGACGAATACATTAAACATGGAAAAGAGAACGGAATCAAGAAGGACTGGAGCAGACAACTTGAGAACGCAAGTGCAAGGGTACACATAGAACGGCTTGAGGCTATGAAGTTACAAGTAAGAGGCGAAATAGAAAAACTCTACAATGGCCGTGAAAGTGGGTTTGAAAGTTATCTTAAAAATCTTTATAAAGACCAGTACAACCGTACCGCTTTTCAGATAGCAAAAGGTACAGGGGTAGGAACTAACATATACAGTCTGAATGACAAGTTAGTAAATACAGTTATTAAAAAGCCATGGGCTCCTGACGGGAAAAACTTTAGCGACAGGATCTGGGAAGATAAGGACAAGCTCATAAATACTCTGCACACTGAAATGACACAGGCATTTATCAGAGGGGATAGCTTAGAGAAACTGGCAGATAAAATCGCCGAGAAAATGAAAGTATCAAAAGCAAATGCATCAAGACTTGTATATACCGAGAGTGCGGCTTATTCAAGCAGGGCAAGGCTTAAGAGTTATCAGGATTTGGGAGTGGAAAAATATGAGATAGTGGCCACACTGGATAACAGGACATCGGACATATGCCAGGATATGGATGGTAAGGTATTTGACTTAAAGGATTATGAAGTCGGAGTCACTGCAAACCCATTTCATGTTAGGTGCCGAACTACTACAGCTCCTTATTTTGATGACATGGAAGGTGAAAGAGCTGCAAGGAATGAGACAACAGGAGAAACGGAGTATGTTCCAGCAAATATGAAATATAGCGAGTGGAAAGAAAAATATCTCAGCAATAAATCAGAAAAAGTATTGCAAAACGATACAAAAATGAGTACAATGGAATCAGGAATCGTTGATAAAATTCTAGAGGCAGTAAAAATTGGAAATTCAGATGCAAGAAAAGAGATAGCTGAAGAGTTGTTGAAAGCTAATGGGCTGAATAACGTACCTGTTAATGTGAAAAAAATAAATCAACGTGGATCCTGTGAGTTTGAGATTGATAGAGACAGAAACACTATGAAACTGAAAACATTCAATCTTCAGGTAGATGACGATAGAGATATTAGATACCAGATGAAAACTATGCTGCATGAGATGTATCATGCAAAAATGGATGGTTTGAAGACAGATGTAGAGAAACTAGGAAAAACAAATTTTTTATTGATAGAAGAGACGTTTACAGAATCTACGGCACACTATTTAATTAAAGAGCTCGGTATATCAGATAATCTTATGCCTGCTTACTCTGGTTACTTGACAGAAACTCTACCGAAACTTAAGATGCTTAAGGAATTTAAAGACTGTAAGACAATCGAGGATTTTGGAGAGATAATGTTTGATTACAGACTTGGAAATAAGAAAACAGCGGAATGGACAGAGATGTATAATACTTTGGATGGTTTACATTTTAATAAGTCGGAATATGCGAAAAAATACTTCGATTTCATCGAAAATAATTTGGATGTTATAACAGATAAGATAATTGAGAACACACCTGTGTGGGGAAATAGAAAAGAAGAAATAAAAAAGACAGTCCGTGGATGGATAAAAAATGGGGAAATACCAAGTCAAGGACAGGAAAAGAAATACGTTGAAAATATACTAATCGCAGCAATGAGACTGAAAGGAGTGGAGTAAATGAAGGCACTATACATCCTGGATAAACTGGAATTTAAAAAAGAAGAAAACAGGAAAACAGTAACAGAAATGTTATATGATTTAATTGAAACAGATGTATTTATTAACGGAGATACACCTGAAAAAAAAGAGGAGGAAATATATAATTTTCTTAAAAACAAAGGAGAATATAAAGCTTTGGAACTTTTAAAACAGTGCATGTCTTAAAAAAAATAATAAAGAACAGTAATAATTTAAGAGCGGTTTAACGACTGCTCTTTTTGTTTACAGGAGGAAAAATGATAAAAATGAACATTTATCACAGCGATGGAAACTACATGGGAGTATCATATAGTGGAACTTTAAAGAAATTCATTAAAAAATTTGATAAAGGTAAAAGTATAAAGTTAATAAGCGATGGAAAAGAATGGTATATAAACTCAGCACTGATACTGGCGTTTGAGGAGGTGAAATAAGAATGCTTAAAATATTTATCGGAGTTCTACAGGCAGGACTTGTGATACTAAAACTTTTAGGTCTCCTACGTATAAGCTGGTGGCAGGTATTAATGCCTTTGGAGATTATATTCGGTATTTTAATTCTGGTCTTTTTATTGCTAGGGGTAATAAAATTCATAGAGTGTAAAAAGTAAATATTCCGCCTTTTTAGAATTTGCAGGCGTAAAAGAACAAATCAGACATAATACCGCTGACATACAGCGTAAAAAATGAAGGAGTGATTATTTTATGAACAAAGAAGATCTGTTAAAACTTGGGCTGACCGAGGAACAGGCTGAAAAAGTGCTGTCGGCAAACACTGAACAGCTGAAGGGATTTATCCCGAAAGCAAGATTTGATGAAGTAAACAACGCCAAAAAACAGGCAGAAAAAGACTTGTCAGACAGGGATAAACAGCTTGAAACACTTAAGAACAGTACAGGGGACATTGAAACTCTGAAGCAGACAATTGAAACACTACAGAACGAAAATAAGGCCGCAACGGATAAATATAATGCCGAACTTGCGGAAATAAAACTGGCAGGAGCGGTGGATACGGCCTTGCTTGGAGCGGATGCTTTAAATGTCAAGGCAGTGAAAGCGTTACTGGATATGGGTAAAATCAAAATGGACGGTGATGTACTGCTTGGAATCAATGAACAGATTGAAAGTTTGAAAAAAGCGGAAGACAGCAAAATGCTGTTTAAAGCCGTTGAAACAGGAAAACAAAAAGGGCCTAATTTCGCAGGGGTTAAACCCGGCGAAGGAAATACAGGGAATGGAGAAAGTAATGCTCCAAAATCTCTGGCCGAAGCCATAATGGCAAGATTCACAACACAAACAGATTAAAAAAATTAGGAGGTGGCTTATATGCCGATAACATTAGCAGAAGCTAAAAAGAATGTACAGGACGATTTGCAGATTGGAGTGATAGACGAATTTGCAAAAAGTAACTTTATTATGAACAACATACCGTTTGACAATGTGGTGTCCCCAACAGGAGGAGGAACTACAATGACTTACGGATATACAAGATTAAAAACACAACCAACCGCAGACTTTAGAGAAGTCAATCATGAATACACTCCTGCTGAAGTTTCAAAAGAAAGACACAATGTTGACTTGAAAATCTTCGGGGGTTCATTCCAAATTGACAGAATTATAGCAGACATGGGCGGAATAGTATCAGAAGTGCAGTTACAGATGTCACAGAAAATAAAAGCCGCATCTGCATTATTTAACAACACTGTAATAAATGGAGACAGTGCAGTAAACAGTAAGGCATTTGACGGACTTGAAAAAGCAATCACAGGAAGTTCAACAGAATTTATTCCAGGAGCTGCAATAGATCTATCTACTTCGGCTGCAATAGATACTAACTACAAGGCTTTCCTTGACATGCTGGACGAATTCCTGATGGGGCTTGACGGAACACCTTCCATGATAGCAGGGAACTTACAGCTTATTGCAAGAATAAGAGCGTGTGCAAGAAGAACTTCAATGTACACAACTTCTATGAACGATTTTGGTCAGCAGGTTGAAATGTATGCGGGAATCCCATTAATCAATCTTGGGGCTAAACCTGGAACAAATGACCCAGTTTCTGAAACAAAAACAGGAACAGGAGAAACATCTCTATATGCTGTAAGATTCGGAATGGACGGATTCCACGGAGTCGCTCCGACAGGAAATGGATTAATCAAGTCGTGGTTGCCTGACTACAAGACAGCAGGAGCAGTTAAGACCGGAGAAGTTGAAATGGTTGCGGCGGTTGCTTTGAAAGCTACCAAAGCGGCGGGAATATTCAGAAAAATTAAAGTAAAATAGGAGGTGCTTTGAATGGCTGTAATAAAATCACCAAATCAGGAGTACACAGGGACGAGTGCAGGAGTAACTTTTATCAACGGAGTTGGGAATACCGACAACGAAAACTTAATCGAATGGTTCAGGGATCGTGGTTATGAAGTGGAGGAAGACTCGGAAGAAAAGGCTAAAAAACCGAAGAAGTAGGTGCTGGGTATGGAGTATGTAGAAAATATCAAAGATGATGTGATAAAAACATTAAAGTCGGTAGGCTATGAAGTCGTAGATACCGACTTATTTTTATTGGAACAGAGTATTGAGAAAGTAAAGTCATACATCAAGAACAAGACTAATCAGAACAAGGTTCCTGAAGGCTTAAAGTACATCTGGATTGACCGGAGTACAGGTGAGTTTTTGTATTTTAAGAAATCACTTAACCAGCTTGAGCTGAAAGGCTTAGATTTTGACCGTGTGGCGAAAGAAATAAGCGAAGGCGATACTAAGGTAGTCTACGATGACACAAAGAGCGAGGGAGACAAATTTGAGGTTTTTACGACATATCTGATGACAAGAGGAGAGGAAGAACTCTTGAGATACAGGAGGATAGTATGGTAAAGGAATTGGAAAAGGCAAAAAAGGCTATACAGTCGCTATGGACTGGAGTTTGCAATATATTTGGATTTAAAGATACTGAAGACAAATATGGAGCGACAATTCACACAGAAGTGACGTTATTTGAAAATCTACCTTGCCGGTTAAGTTTTAAGAATATCAGTCAGACCAATCAGACGGAATCTTTTGCTGTGAGTTCTCAGGTCGTGAAACTGTTCATTGCTCCTGATGTCTATGTTCCTCCGGGTAGCGTAATTGAAGTCACTCAGAACGGAATAACAAGGAAATATAAGCACTCGGGAATATCGGCAGTCTACACGAATCACCAGGAAATAGTGCTTGAAGCATACAAAGGAAGTGCTTAAATGGGAACAAGTAAAGTTAAAGTGGATTTTTCGGAAATAAGAAAAGCTGCTGAAACATTAAGTCAGGCAAATACAGCACTACTACTTGAGAACATAACCAACGAACTGGGTGCAAGGTTACTTGCCAAAGCAATCAAGAGAACGCCTGTCTATAAGCCTACTTTTGGGGAGGAAGTGAAATATAAAACCGGAAAAAGGAAAGGACAGGTCAAACTGAATAAGGACGGAACTCCTGTAAAAGACGGAATTAAGAAAGTATCTTATAAGAAAAATGGTGAAACTGTGACTAAAGAATACTCGCACACAGGAGGAACATTGAGACGTGGCTGGGACGCAAGTATAGGAGCGAAAGCAGTCAATACAGGCGGAGGATATACTGTGACAATAACAAACAGTGTTGAGTATGCGTCTTATGTCGAGTTCGGGCACAGACAGACTCCAGGAAGGTATGTTCCGGCAATAGGAAAATCGTTAAAAAAATCATGGGTGTCAGGACAGTTTTTTCTCACAAAAGCAGAACTGGAACTGGAAAAAGAATTGCCAAAAATAATTGAAAAGAAACTTGAAGCGTGGATAAAGGAGGTGCTTGGAGGATGATAAATGATATATTGAATGCACTGACTGGAAAGCTAAAGGAAACATTCGGGATAAAGATTTACATCAACCAGGTTCCTCAGAATTTCGAAGAACCCTGTTTTTTCGTGCATGTCATAAGTACTGATAAAACTCAGATTGTTGATTCAAGGTATAAAGCAGTGACAGTGTTCGGGATTGATTATATAGCTGATGAAAATAAAAAGAATTCGAGGGAAATATATAATGTGATTGAAAAACTTAACAGCATCACTAATCTTATAA